CCAAACCCAGTAAAAAGGCTGAACCTGTAATATCTTCTACAGCAGGACTATTGGGTGATGCTGATCTGGCGCGTAACTTGCAACAACAAGCCGCCCGTATGGCCGCTGAGGCCAAGAGCCTGCTGGTGGAAAGTGATAGGCTACTGCGAGAAGCCGCTGGCATGATGGGGGCAGTCGAGAAGCCCGCACCTGCCAAGAAAACAAAAGCAGTCAAAGCAGCACCTGTTGTTGAACCCGTTGTGGAGCCTGCTAGGAAACGTGGCCGTAAGCCCAAGGCGGTAGCAGCGGAGTAATGGATGAGTCCCGAGGTTTTTGAAAAGTGGGAACACATTGTTGAAGATGTTGAAAAAACCAAGATTCCAGTAGAGTTTATAAAGAAACTTATAGTCAGGTTAAATGGTCGCAAACAACGATCCATAAACGTCAAATCAATGTTAGACCAGGGATTTAGCAACGAAGAAATTGAAGAAGCAGTTACAAAAAAATTAGAAGAATATGATGAAGAAATGGTGGGTATAGAATTTATACTGGACATTGAAAACATCGCTGAAACAGTACAACCTGAAACTGATCGCATTCTTAAAAATTTATGAAGGCAATATTTGCTGTAAATGCTTTGAACGGGTTTGGTGATGGCCAGGACATGCCCTGGCCTCGCAACCCACAAGACCTGAGTAGATTCCGAGAAATCACCAGCGGCAAAACCGTTGTAATGGGTGCTGGTACTTGGAACAGTAACATGCCCAAACCATTGCCCAATCGCAGAAATATTGTGTTGAGTAGAACCCTGGCAGATGAACGTTGTGAAGTGTATGCTAACATAACAGACTTACTCATGAATGTAACACAGAATGAGGATGTGTATGTGATCGGCGGTGCACAAACACTCTGGATGCTAAAACAGTATGTGCAGGAAGTATATCTCACTAGATTCCATGCTCTCACACCAGCCACAATCACCCTTGACACAGAAAAATATCTGGAAGGTTTCACAAGGGAATCCTCACAAGATTTTGGTGATCATACATTTGAAATTTACCGTCGTACCTGATACAGTATTGTGATGAAACAATATCATGATTTATTGAACGACATTCTGGACAATGGTGAGAGTCGTGGAGACCGAACCGGAGTGGGCACACTCAGCGTGTTTGGCCGCCAGTTGAGATTTGATCTTCGTTTGGGATTCCCAGCTGTCACAACCAAGAAGTTGGCCTGGCGTGCTGTGGTGGGTGAATTACTCTGGTTCATTGAGGGCAGTGGCGATGAACGCCGCCTGGCCCAAATCACACACGGTGATGCCGCCGGTAAAGTTACAATCTGGACTTCCAATGCCCAGGCTCCCTACTGGAAAACACATGCAAAGTTTGAAGGTGACCTAGGCAGAGTGTATGGTGTGCAATGGCGCCACTGGCGCAAAAACACCGAGCGGTGGAACTTCGGCCCAGCACACTTGGGTGGAGACCGTGTGGCTGTAGACCGAACTGAAGTGGATCAACTGGTCAACCTGGTTGAAGGGCTACGCCAGGACCCATATGGTCGTCGTCATATCCTGAGTGCCTGGAATGTGGCTGAACTGGATCAGATGGCCCTGCCGCCCTGTCATGTCATGAGTCAATACTATGTGGGTAAACATGGACTCAGTTGTCACATGTACCAACGCAGTGTAGATACATTCTTGGGCTTGCCATTCAACATTGCCAGTTATGCCTTACTCACACACATGATTGCACAAGTGTCGGATCTGCCCGTCCATGAACTGATCATCAGCATGGGCGACACACACATTTATCAGGATCACGTTGAACAAGTGCGTGAGCAATTGGCACGGGAAGAATACCCGCTACCAGAATTGAAACTAAATCCTGATGTACGTGACATTACAAAATTCACCATGGCTGACATTGAACTGGCGAACTATCACAGTCACGGACAGATCCGAGCCCGGATGGCAGTATGACAGACGCCGTAATCTGTATAGTACACACATTCGTGGTGTCTGACAGCGATGATCCAGACATTTACGCAGCATCGCCCATACTAGACTGGCAAGAGACCGAGGCTGGGCAATGGGTACTAGAAAACTCTATTGGTCAACCAGTATGGGAGAGATACATTGATCAACTTACCTATGGGTATAGGTACACCATCAGGGCAACATTTACGCCCCAAAATTACACGTATTGGCAATTGAAATATGGCTAAAATTTTAGTTACTGGGGGCTGTGGTCTTATCGGTCACAACGTAGTTTCACGATTGGAACAGGCTGGACATGAAGTCAGCGTCATTGATAACATGACCACTTACGGTATAATCCCGCAAGATGAAATGGATTATCTGTTACATGAAAGACTGAAACACATCAAGTCTGTTATACACCCTGTTTGTATCAGTTCCGCTAGAGCCAGAGAACTGATTCAGGAACGGAAGCCTGAGATTGTGATCCACATGGCCAGTTTCCCCAGACAAAAGGTAGTGAACGCCAACCCACAGCAGGGCGCCAGAGTAATGGTAGAAGGGTTGCTGAACTTGCTTGAGGCTAGCGTTGCCGCCGGTGTGTGTAAATTCGTGTACATCAGCAGTAGCATGGTGTATGGTAATTTCACTGACGATGTTCGTGAAGATTATGATTGTCAGCCACAGGGGCAGTATGGTATAATGAAACTCATGGGTGAAAGACTGGTAGCTGATTATGCTCGTAAAAGTCGAATGACCTACACAATTATTCGTCCCAGTGCAGTTTATGGCGAACTTGATGTTGAAGATCGTGTAGTAAGCAAATTCATGCTGACTGCCTTGCGAGGGGGTACACTTAAAGTAAATGGCGCCAACGAAACCCTAGACTTTACTTATGTACAAGATGCTGCTGATGGCATAGTTGCTGCCACTCTTAGTGATAATACTGCTAATAAAATATACAATATTACCAAAAGTCACAGCACAAGCTTGCTTACAGCCGCCCAATTGGCAGTGAAGATTGCGGGTAGGGGAATTATTGAGTGTCGTGACAAAGATGCGGACTTTCCCAGTCGTGGTGCCCTAAATATTGATGCTGCCCGTCGTGATTTTGGATACGATCCCCAAGTTGATGTTGAAGAAGGCTTTCAACGATATTATAACTGGTTTCAAAACAGCACCTTCTGGCAGGGCAAACTAAACAAGTAGTATAAATAGTTCTATGTGGATCATAGAATTTTTGCCTGAATGGGCCATACATGGAATTTTCGGTCTGGGTGTTGTAGGTATCATTCTGGGCTTTACTCTGGGATTTATACCCTTTGTCAAAACTTACAAACTAGCAGTTCAAGTAATCAGCCTACTTGTATTCACATTGGGCGTCTATCTTGAAGGCGGGCTTGCTGACTATAGAGAATGGCAATTCAAGGCTGCTGAATTAGAAAAACGAGTCAAGGAAGCAGAAGTCAAAGCTGCCCAGAAGAATGTAGAAATCCAAGAAAAAGTAGTCGAACGAGACAAAGTTATCGTACAGCGCGGTCGTGACATTGTACAATATGTTGACCGCGAAGTTGTTAAACGAGAAGAAGTAATAAAGTACATAGAAAACTGCCCAGTACCTAAAGACATAATTGATGCACATAATGCTGCTGCTTTATTGAACAAAGCCGCAGAAGGGGGCAAAAAATGAAGTATTTTGCTCTGTTGTTTGCACTAGTATTGAGTGGCTGTGGAATGTTTCAAAAACAACCCATAGCTGTTGAACGCAAGTTTCCTGATGCCACTCCTGCATTAATGAAAAAGTGCGAGGAACTAAAGACTATTCCTGCTGGGGATAGAGTTGCCATCACTGATATGCTTAAAACCGTGATTGAAAACTATCAACTTTACTACACATGCAGTAACAAAGTTGACGGTTGGCAAGAGTGGTATACTGAACAGCGTAAGATTTTTGACAGTGTTAAGTAATTAACACCAGCTGCCTTTGGCTTCACCGTAGTATTCACGGGCAAAACCACGATCAATCAGCATCTTACGCAAGCTGACGCCGTTCAGGATAATATCTCCTAGCACACGGCCACCGAACTTGTCCCAATCATACAGAACTACTTGACGCTTGGTAGCGGCTGCCACAGCTTGTTTAGTGAACTCACTGGCGGCTTTTCCACGCTGATCTTCCTGTGGGCACTTGGCACGAAAGCCCTTTTCAGGCGTATCAACACCGAATACACGCACAGCAAGTTCAGGCTTCAAGGGTGCAGGCAGGAACGGTGCTGCGATAACTACAGTATCACCGTCATTTACACGCACAATTTGTGCATCATAGGTAACACCCTGGGGCATTTTCTGAGCAAAAGCCAGAACTGGAGCAAGCAATAAAACTAGTAAGTACTTCATGGTTGTCTTCCTGATAAATAGTATTGGTATTTATCATGCGTATATTTGAACTCAAAACACAACCAGAATTCCGCAAACAAATCAACGATTTTGTTCGTTGGGCCGTAGAGCGGTTAGAAATAGAAAGCAAACCCAAAATAAAAATTAGTTTTGACAAGGATCGTGTTCATCAAAATAGAACGTTCGGTTCCACGCGACCTACTGGTGAAATTTGGGTATATGCAGGAAACCGCAATACCGCTGATGTAATGCGTACATTATGTCATGAATTAGTACATTATCGCCAATTTGAAACAGGCAGTGCTCAAGCTGAAATGGATCAAGATCAACATCTTAGAATTGAAGATGAAGCAAATGCTCTTGCCGGTAGATTGATGCGTGAATATGGCAAGATGCACGTAGATATTTACGAGGGACTTAACCCGGAAACACTGAAGCCTGGATTTCAACATGAAAAGCAAGTAGGAGAACTTAAATTTGTTGCTAGAGCGATTCCTCCATCATGGGCAAGTCGTGAAGTAAGTCTTGAAATAAATGTTTTTTACGGCGGTCAAAAAATAGCAGGCGTGCTTTTTATACCTCAAGGCAATAGCCTACAAGGTAATTTCCTAACAGTACATAAGGATTTCAGACGAAAAGGCATTGCTACTCAAATGTATCGCTATGCACGTAGTCTGGGAAATACTATCGAACCCAACCTAAGAGACCAAAAACCCGAGGGGCGAGCAGTATGGCAGAGTTTTAAGAATAAGGGAATTGATAAAGAAATAATGCGCGAGGGTCGTACAGGAACTTTACAGCACGAAGTAGCTGACAGTTTACCACAGGCATTCAGTATACCAGCACTGAACAGCAATAATCCTTATCAACAGTATAAGTTTGGCGTAGCCATAGCCAGTGCCCGTGGCCGCCAGAAACGTTTGGACGATGGCATTGGAGATTTTAAAACAGGTGATCTTGATGAAGTTTTTGCTGACCATGAAGTTGTTATCAGTTTTGATCCCAATATAGGTGAAATTATTGATGATGCACTCAAGCAGATCGGCGTAACTGGTAAAAAAGTTAGAATTGGAGTAGATGGCAGTCGAGAAAATCCAGATACTCAAAAGCAGAGTCCAGTTAGTTCTTTCCGTGGATATCCACGATAAATATCTCTAGGAGTAAAATATGGCACTGCCACCAACCCCTAGTGGTTATGATAACTGGAATGATTACATAGAAACCAATGCACCTGCACTGGCTATCGCAGAAGGCTTGACCTTACAGGAAGCCAAAGGCAGTCTGAAATTATTGTATGTTAGTGAACCCATAAGAAGTGCTGTGGGCGAACCATACTACAGAGAATACAACGTTTTCACAACATGGGCTGCACGAGCCCTATCACCAGCACCTGGTAGACCCTGGCGACTATAAATCAATGAATGTATTTCAAAGCGGGTTTGACGAACGCCTGCGTGACTGGAAAAATTTACGCCTGATCATTCGTGGTGAATCACTGGACAAAGCATGTGTCCACGTTGACGATTGGTGGCAACGAGTACCACTGGTCACTCATCACATACACTGGGCTGACCAAAATAGTTGGCCTGATCCCTGGACATTATTATCCGAAAATACATATTGCACATTGACACGTGCTATAGGCATTTGCTATACTCTCCTGATGAGCGATATTACAGATGTGGAACTGGCACAAGCTAGTGATCCATATGGGGACGAGTATGATATAGTACTAGTGGGCCACGCAAAATATGTACTGAATTATCATCCAGGAACTGTGCTAAGTAATAACTTTACAGACTTCAAAATCATTCGTAAATTAGATATCTCTCATTTACAAAAACAAATATAACAAGGACACACTATGACCATACACGTTATCAAGCGCAGCGGCGAACGGGTACCGCTTGACATTAGTAAAATTCAACGTCAAGTACAATACGGTTGCCGGGGCATTGATGGTGTAAGTCCCAGTATGATTGAAATTCGTGCTCAAATTCAATTTCATGATGGGATCAGCACCAATACCATTGACGAACTGTTATTGAAGGCTATGGTAGACTTGATAGATGAAAGTGAAAACAACGATATCAATAATGTAAACTATCAATATGTAGCTGGACGCCAACGTGTGAGCATGCTGCGTAAAGAAGTTTACGGTAACTACACACCACCACGATTGTATGAAATCGTAAAACGCAATGTTGAACTGGGCATGTATACACCAGAATTACTGGAATGGTATACAGAGGCCGAGTGGGACATTATTGATCTATTCGTAGATCACGCCAAGGACGAGAATTATACCTATGCCGCCATCGCACAACTGTGCGAAAAGTATCTGGTACAGAACCGTGCAACTGGCCGAATCTACGAAACCCCTCAAGTTAGATATGCAGTGGCAGCAGCAACAGCCTTCCACGCAGAACCTACCGAAAAAAGACTTAAATACCTAAAGGAATATTATGAATGTGCAAGTGATGGTCATTTTACTCTGGCTACTCCAGTTCTTGCTGGCCTTGGTACTACTACCAAACAGTTCTCCAGTTGTGTTCTCATTACTAGCGACGACACTCTTGATAGCATATTTGCCGCGGGTGAAATGATGGCCAAGTATGCCAGCAAACGTGCTGGCATTGGATTAGAGATTGGTCGCATTCGCCCCCTTGGTGCCCCCATTCGCAACGGCGAAATCAAACACACTGGCATGATTCCCTTCTTAAAGAAGTGGTTTGCTGACCTGCGTAGTTGTTCGCAAGGCGGCATTCGCAACGCCAGTTGTACAGTAACATTCCCTATCTGGCATGCTCAGTTTGAGGACCTGATTGTATTGAAGAACAATCAGGGCACAGAGGAAACTCGTGTGCGTCAGATGGATTATAGTGTTGTGATCAATCGTATGTTCTGGCGCCGTTACAAGAACGGTGAAAACATTACCTTGTTTGATCCACATCAAGTGCCAGACCTTTACGAGGCATTCTATCGTGACACAGCAGAGTTTGAACGACTGTACGCAAAGTATGAGCGTGATAGCAGACTGAAGCGAAAGGTTCTAAGTGCTGAAGAAATATTCAAGAACGGTATCCTGAAGGAACGCACTGACACTGGCCGTATCTATATGGTGAACATTGATAACGTTATTGCTCAGGGTTCATTTGATTGTAAGACTGATCCAGTCTATCAGAGCAACCTATGCCAGGAAATTCTGTTGCCCACACGCCCGTTCCAGCGTCTGGAGGACGAGGCCGGTCGTATCGCTCTGTGTACTCTGGGAAGCATCAACTGGGGAGCGTTCCGTAATCCACAAGACATGCGTAAGGCCTGCCGTGTGCTGGTCCGCAGCCTGAGCAACCTGCTGAACTATCAGGACTTCCTGAGCGTTCAGAGTAAGTTAGCTAATCAGGACTTTGAGCCACTGGGCGTGGGTATTACCAACCTGGCCTACTGGCATGCACGCCGCAGTTATCGTTATGGTGATGCACCTGCCCTGGCTGATGTAAAACGCTGGATGGAACATCAGGCATACTACTTGACGGAAGCCAGTGTTGAACTGGCCGAAGAACGCGGTGCCTGTGAGCGTAGCCAGTATACCTGGTATGGTCGCGGAGTATTTCCCTGGGAACGCCGTGCAGCGGGTGTCAATGAGTTGACTGACTTTGCTCCCAGCATTGACTGGGAACCACTGCGTGAGCGCATGAAGCGCAGTGGCATTCGTAATGCCACACTTATGGCCATCGCACCAGTTGAAAGTAGTAGCGTGGTCCTGAATAGCACCAATGGTATTGAAATGCCCATGGAGTTGATCAGTGTAAAGGAAAGCAAGGCTGGTAGTTTTGTTCAAGTAGTGCCAGACTACAAGCGACTCCGGAACCGCTATCAACTGATGTGGGAACAAACTGATTGCGTTGACTATCTGAAAACTGCGGCCGTTCTGGCTGCCTATGTGGATCAGAGTATCAGCACCAACACATTCTACAATCCTGCACACTATGAAGGTGGCAAGGTTCCAGCTACAACCGTTGCCCGTAACCTGATGCTGGGCATACACTGGGGCTTAAAGACCTATTACTACAGCCTGATCAACAAGGTTGGCGCCAAGGCTGCTCTTACAGACAAAGCACAGGACAACATAATAACATTCAGTCCTCCTGTAGAAGAATTAGATGAAGAAAATTGCGAGGCATGTAAACTATGAGTAGAGAACAATATAATTTAAGCAAACACACAAACTATTTGAAGCGTCACATGTTCCTGGATCCTGCTGGTCCAGTCACAGTGCAAAGATTTGAAGAAGTCAAATATCCCAAACTACAAAAATTTGAGGAGACTGCACGAGGATTCTTCTGGGTTCCAGAAGAAATCACACTCACACAGGACAAGATCGACCACAAAGATTCCACAGAAGCAGTCAAGCATATCTTTACCAGTAATTTGTTGCGTCAGACTGCACTGGACAGTATTCAGGGTCGTGCACCAGCACAGGTGTTCACGCCAGTTATCAGTATTCCCGAACTAGAGGCACTGGTCAGTAACTGGAGTTTCTTTGAGACAGCCATTCACAGCAAGAGTTACAGCCACATCATTCGTAACATTTATGGTGTGCCCAAAGAAGTATTCAACACTATCCATGATACTGATGAGATAGTCAAAATGGCCGCCAATGTGGGTCGCTATTATGAAGAACTGCATCAATTGAACTGCCAGAAAGAACTGGGACAACCAGTTGACCTGCAGGCTCACAAACGCGCCATCTGGATGGCCCTGCATGCCAGTTATGCACTAGAGGCATTCCGCTTTATGGTTAGTTTTGCTACTAGCCTGGCCATGGTTGAGAACAAGATTTACATCGGCAATGGAAATATTATCAGCCTGATCCTGCAGGACGAACTGTTGCACACTGAATGGACTGCCTGGATCATCAATCAAGTGGTAAAGGATGATCCAGATTTTGCTCAGATTGCTCAGGACACTGCCGCAGAAGTGTATGCATTGTATGAGGAAGTTATCACGGAGGAGAAAAACTGGGCTGACTACTTGTTCAAGAAGGGCCCTGTGATTGGTTTAAATGCCGAAATCTTGCGTGATTTTGTGGACTGGACTGCCTACAATCGCCTGCGCGATATTGGCATCAAATATCAAGGTGCACATCCCAAGTCCACTCCTATTCCCTGGTTCAACAAGCATGTAAACTTGAACAAGAAACAGGCCGCACTACAAGAAACTGAAAGTACCAGTTATGTTATTGGTGTCATGAGCGACACTGTTGACAAACTTTTGCTGCCTGACCTATAATACTAAGTATTACAAAGGAGCCACAATGCGAGCCATAGTATGGAGCAAGGATGCCTGTCCTTTTTGTGATCAGGCAAAAAATTTATTGAAAATGCGGGGTGTTGACTATGAAGAACGAAACATCAGTCAAGGCCCCTGGACACGTGAACAACTGCTAGAAGCAGTTCCCACTGCCCGAACCCTACCACAAATATTTTTGGATGACCAACATGTTGGTGGATTTACCGAACTACGAGCAAAATTATCATGATGAATCTGGATTTAGAAGAAGTTTATACTTTCAAACTCACTAGCGGAGAAGAACTGGTGGGCAAAGTCGTCAGTCTCACAGACAGTTACGTTGAACTCAGTCATCCACTGAGCATTGCGCCCAATCATCAGGGCATGGGCTTGATGCCCAGCATGTTTACTGCTGAACCTGAACGAAATGTGCGACTAAATACTAGTGCTGTCACAATGTATGGAGAAACAGTAGATGCTGTTCGCCTTAAATACATAGAGGCCACTACCGGCATTGCGACACCAAGCAAGAAAATTGTACTAGGATAAAACTATGGGGCAACCGTTAAGCAGATTGGGTGATAAAAATCAAGTGGGCGGCGCCATCATGCGCGGCGCCAGCACTGTGGTCTGCAACGGTATCCCTGTGGGATTGCATGTAAGTCAGATTACACCTCATCCATCTGGTGCGGTGCATGCAAAGGCAGTAACCACATCTGCAAGTCCAGATGTAATATGCGAAGGATCACCTGTACTTCGCGTGACTAGTGGAAACAGTTGTGGGCACAGTATAGTCCAGGGCAGTGGGAATGTAATTGTGTCATGAGTAATAGCGGCAAGAAAACACCACTACAACTAAACCTTGAAAGTCAACTGACTGTCAACAAAGGATGGAGACTGAATCCAGTAGCTGTTGGTTATCAGGGCTCCTGGCTGGCAGGCACTCCCTTTGCAAGACCACGCGGCTTGAGTTATAGTCAAGGCAGTGTTACCAGCACCAATTGCACTGGTGCATTGACTGCGGCACTCCCTAACTTTTATAATAATGCAGGGGATACTACAGCAATTGGTCAAATAGCTACACCTGTTTTCCGAAATCTTATCAAGATTGGCCGCCCTATAGATAGTTTAAGAGCCAACAACAATCGTATTAATTGTCCCGGACTGGGTAATAGTCGCCCAGATACTTTTTTAACTAGTTTTGCCGGATGGGGCACATTCAAACAAGGTTGGGGCACTGACCAATTTTATAATAAAACTTCTGGCACACTCAGTTTGGTCGAAAGTGTTTATCCGCCACAAGATTATCCCGTAAAACCCAATTACAGTTATGTCTGGCATAACTGGAGTAGTATTGTTCGTGGCCCAGGTAGTCCCAATCAGGCTGCCCAAACCACCTGGACGCCCTATCAACAAACCTATCAATATTTTCATGAGTACAGTTGGTTGACTGGCTGGCCCGGAATAAATGCCTGGCAAGAGAATAACGCATTTGGAGCGCCACAAGACCGTGAAAACAAAGACACACACGGACCTGATCTTGATACATATGGTGCAGCTTATTTTCCCCGCCCAGACCTTGCCGCAACACAGCCCTGGCGTTTACGCGACAGAGGTCTTATTGAGTATGATGAATACTTTAGATACGGATTTATAGGGTGTGTGGCGCGCCAGGCATACTATGAGTTTTGGTACGATACCAATACCCGCAGAAGCAATCAGTATTTTGAATTTGCACGAAGTTGGCAACAAAATTATCAATATCAGGATCAAACTAATAAAAAAATAAACAGCTTTGATGAAACAAAAACTTTCATCAAGGGCAACTATAGTAATATCAATGACCTGACGACCAGTGATTTGGCCGGAGTAAATTTGGCATTCAAGTCATTCGGCAATGACATGATAAATCTGGGAAAAACTATTGATTTGTCAACAATTTATCAATTTGGATTACCCAGTGCTTTCTTAAAATCATTGCAGAAGAATAGTGCCTTGACCGATGCACTGAGATTTGCACTATTGTACCAAGACATTAGTACAACTGAACTGGAAAAAATTCTAGTACCCACCAGTCAGCCCACGCCCATAGAAGAAAAGAAAATTTACGAAGCCTTCAAGATAATAACAGGCAATGACCTGGGCGATATAAAAATTATTCTTAATGTCGCCACTCAGGGATTGAACAGCCTTGCTGATTTACTAGACCCCAAAAAAATGTTTCCCAACAGTTACATTTCATTGACTGTTCCCAAATATAGTCCTGATACTCTCAGTGCCAAAATTTATGATTTCATTTATGTGGGTGGAAATGTCAATACACGAATACAAAATTGGGGAGATTATCTAGAGGGAATTTTGCCCAGTGACTTGGCTATAGCATGTGGTGCCTTTATGTGTGCCATGAATCAAGTTAAAAACATCAAGACGATGGATGTTGAAAAACTCAGCCAGGTTATTGCCAATCTAGAAGTTACAAACAAAGACCTGCCACAAGTTAATAGTACTGATGGAGTTCCTGGTAGTGTGGCATTGGCCAATCAAGAACTGTCTCGTATTGCTCTGGGTAGTGGTGGCAAGGG